TTAAAGAACTTAGAAATTGAACTAGATATATATAAAGACTCTGGACGGGATTGAAAAAAAGAAATTCGTAAACTCGATTCACTCGGGTTTTTTTAAAATTGGCTTTATACCAATATTTTGAAAGAAGGGAAATGGACATGAATAAATCAGCAGAGCGTGGACATGATGCGGTAAATCATCCTATACATTACAATACTGGGGGTATTGAAACACTTGACTATATTAAAGCGAAAATACCGCATTACGCTTCTTTTGCGATTGGGAATATTATTAAATATGTTTCGCGATATGAGAATAAAAACGGAATTGAGGACTTAAAAAAAGGCGCTTTATTATCTGAATGATTTAATTGAGGAGGCTGAAAAGCATGAGTAAAAGACTTAGAAAAGCTCATTACAGAGCAATCGAGGACGAAATTCGGTATTATCATGCTACAAAAAAAGAACTTGAAGAATTACGCATCCATGTCATGCTTGGCGCAACTTATCAAGAATACCGTGACGAAAATATCGGTGGTAGTTCAAGCGGAGCCATCAGCAACCCCACGGAGCAACGTGCGACATTGTTGCAGATGGATAGACGGATTGAACGACTGCAGAAGATGTTGAATGCGATTGAATCGGTGTTAAATCAGCTAAATGACGAGGATAAGCAATTGATACAATTTAGGTATTGGGATCGAAGCAAGCCAACTTGGCTATGGATTGCCGAAAAATTAAACATGGACGAAAGCACTGCAAGGCGACGAAATAGAAAGATTGTTTTGAGTATTGGTCATAAAATGGGCTATTAAATAATTGCCCGTTTTGTGCCCGTTTTGGCACGTAAAAACCTGTTATTATGATAGTATAAGGAATTTAGGCAAATACCATAAATTCTAGTTTATACTATCTGGAGTCTTCATTCTCGATTATCTACCTTTTTTTTATTTTACGGATAGCTTTTCGCTGTCCGTTCTTTTATTGATTAATTATTCAGACCAACCAGAGTTCTAAATTTTTGAAAGTCTCATGATGTGGGGCTTTTTTATTTTGACTAAAAAAGGAGCTAAGGAATGAAAGTTATTGCGAAAAAATAATAATGATGATGAATATTATACATCAGAAGAAAATGCTGTTTCATTTTTTGAAAAGGTTGTTAAACCAAGCGGTATTTTAAAACATAAAACTATTTTAATGCCATTTAGCGAAAGAGGTACACCTTTGCAACGGGTGGCAGAAAGGTATCATTCCCATGTAATTTGTTTCGAAGGTGATAGGGACTTATGGAAACAAGCAGAATCTTTTGAAGATGTGGCTGTTCTGGATAATCCACCGTTTAGTCTCTCGGTTCGGATTGAATCGCATTATATTGCAGAAGATGTCCCGTTTATTTTATTTAGAAGTGCTGTTTCTTATCCTAAATTTTTATTTAAAGTTGAAAATGCCGGAGTAATTTATGAAAACAGCAAAAGGGGTGTGCGGTTCGAGTGGGGGTTTGCACATCACATAGCACAAGATAAACACGTACAAAAACATTACCCAAATTTACTAGATAATTTAAAGCACCACGACATACTTGAAAAAAATGTGCCAGTCGGATTTTCGTTTTATTTGACAGAATACACTTTTAAAATTAAGACTGTCAGTTTTGGCGAGCTCTGTTATCCGAAGAAAGGAGATATTTCTTTCTACTTAAATAGAGGGGTGTTTGATGAGAACAGTCATATGTATATAGATGACTTTGGGCGCATTCATTTTATTTCAGAGGTACGACAAGAGGGAACACCGGAAGAGTATGTTAAGTAAGGAAAAGCGCAGAGTGTTCTATAAGTCTTGTGCGTGGCGGTCTGTACGATTGCTAGCACTAGAACGGGATAACTTCGAATGCCAAGTTTGCAAAAAGAATGGTGACCTATTTATACAACACGACAGAGCCACAGAAGATAAACATAAGCGCTTAGACGTAGACCACATTAAAGACCTGGAACAATTCCCAGAGCTCGGACTCGAATTAGATAACCTTATAACGTTATGTGTGAAGTGTCATAACCGAAAGCACGAACGTTTTAATTAAAAAAAACAATAAATGGGCGCATGATGAAAAGTGGTAAGTCGATAGAAAATATTGATGCAACTACCCCCGCCCAAAAAGTTGGCCATTTTCTCCTCCTTTGGGAACGGTGTGGGGGTCTTCTGTGTAGAAAAATGCAAGTGATTACTTGCATTAGGGAGGTGTCAAAATGAACTATGAAAAAATCAAGAAAGAACTTCTTTCAAAAGTGGAATAAAAAAAGCGCAGTCGATAAAGAGAAAGTAAATCGCTATTTGAATCTCTTAGCGATTTTCTATCAGCTTGACCAGTCTATAGAAGAAAAGGGGGTCATGGTGGAGACTGTGAACGCCACTCAAGTTTTTTTAAAGCCCAATCCCGCCATCGCAGAAAAAAATAAAATCAATGCCTCATTAATCGCGTTAGGAAAAGACTTAGAACTAAGTCAGCCCCCACCCAAAAAAAGAAGCGGGAAGGTCGAGCTATAGCGCTAGTGATCTGACATGATGAAGCAAAAATATGTAGAGGCATATATAAGAGATTTTGAAACGGGAAAAGTAAAATTCAATGAAGAGCGGCGGCAGTTAGTGCGTTATATTCAAGAGGATATTTTGACCCGTGACGATTTATTTTTTAACGATGAGCAAATAGAAAACTGTATTAATTTTGGGGAAAAATGGTACTTTTCTTTACAACCTTTTCAAAAGTTTTTGATCGCATTTATATTCTTGTATCACAAGCGAAACAAGAAAGCTTTTTACCGAAAATTTCTTTTCATGTTGGGACGGGGCGGAGGTAAGAACGGGCTTATATCCGTTGTCACGCACTTTCTTATTAGTGAACTGCACGGAATCAAAGAATATAACATTTCGATCATCGCGAATTCAGAAGAACAAGCCAAGACGAGTTTTGAAGAAGTCTATAATGCTATCGACTTCAACGCCGACCCTCTGAAAAAAGCGTTCATCAATCAAAAAGCAAAGATAGAAGCGCGGAAGACGAAAGCTATACTAAAGTATCGAACTTCAAACGGAAATACAAAAGACGGCTTACGTGATGGCGCGGTGGTCTTTGACGAAATTCATCAATATTTGACGAATCAAGATGTAAAAGTGCATATTAGCGGGTTAGGAAAAAAGAAAAAAATCCGCGTGAGTTTTATATTGGCACAGATGGTTATATTCGTGAAGGCTTTTTGGACAAGATGAAAGAACGGGCGCGGAAATTGTTAGAAGGAGAAGCGCGCACGAATTCTATTTTTCCGTTTATCTGCAAACTGGACAATGAAGAGCAAGTGAACGAGCCCGAAAATTGGGAAATGGCTAACCCCATGCTATCCGAGCCGCGTTCTGAATATGCCGAAGTACTTTTTGACACAATACTAGAAGAGTTTGAGGACTTGAGCGAAGACCCTTCGAACCGTGAAGAGTTCATGACAAAGCGCATGAACTTACCTGTGGAAGATTTGACGCGAAGTGTCGCGACATGGGATGAGATACTAGCAACGAATCGCCCATTTCCAGATGTTAAAAATTCAAGCTGTATCGGTTCACTTGACTTTGCAAGCATTCGAGATTTTGCGGCGTGCGGTTTGTTGTTTCGAGATGGTGACAATTATATTTTCAAGTCGCATTCATTTGTAAGAAAACACTTCGCAGATATTTATTACAACTATTCAAAGAGTGATGACACATTAAAACAACAAAAATTTGCCCCGATTCGCGAATGGGAAGAAAGCGGGCTTTTGACGGTGGTTGATGAACCTTCTATTAATCCGATGCATGTGGTGAATTGGTTTGTAGAGATGCGAAAAAAATACGGCGTTCAAAAGATTGTTGCGGACAATTTCAAAATGGATATTTTGCGCCCCTTGCTCGAAAAAGAAGGCTTTGAAATTGAAATCATACGAAACCCCCGCGCAATTCATAGCCTGCTCGCGCCTCGCATCGAAAGCGCGTTTGCTAATCACAAAATTATTTTTGATAATAACCCACTTATGCGATGGTACACGAATAATGTTCTGGTGAATATCAAAAAAGACGGGAATAAAGAATATCTAAAAAAAGACGAGGTCAGGCGAAAAACAGACGGCTTTCAAGCGTTTGTACATGCGATGTATAGAGCGGACGAAATCAGCCATACAGATTACAGCGAAGCACTTGACTTCTTGAATGCTTTGAATTTCTAAACAGGGAAGGGGTGAAAAAATGGGCTTTCTTTTTGACCGATTAAGAAAAAAATCAAGAATTAGAATGGTTGTTTGATTTAGATTATATAGAAGATGTGTCACAACGAGCATACTTAAAAAGAATGGCACTAGATACATGTATTCAGTTTTTAGGGCGTTCGATTGCACAATGTTCTTTTCAAGTGAGAAATGGGGATAAGAGCTTAAAAAAAAGAGCTATTTTATAAATTAAATGTTCGACCGAATAGCGACCAATCCGCGGCCACTTTTTGGGAAAAAGTAGTTAACCAATTGATCTACAACGGGGAATGTTTAATTATTCTTTCTGATACTGATGATTTTTTAATTGCGGATAGTTTTGCACGTGAAGAATTCGCGCTGTTTGATGACGTGTTTAAGTGCGTAGTTGTGAAAGATTATGAATTTAAAAGAAGCTTTAAGATGAGCGAAGTTCTTTATTTAGAATACGGCAACACAAAATTATCCCGTTTTCTCGATGGGCTTTTTCAAGATTTATGGTGAAATATTCGGGCGTATGATTAACGCGCAACTTAGAAATTATCAGCTTCGGGGAATTGTGAAAGTTGGTTCGGGACAGACTTTTGACGACAACCGTCAAGAAAAATTACAGAACTTTATTAATAAATTATACGGAGTTTTTAATAAAAGTTCGGTGGCAATTGTGCCACAGATGCAAGGGTTAGAGTACGAAGAACTTGGCGCATCTCGTGCAGGAACAACGCAATCTATCGAAGAACTGACGAACTTAAAAAAATCGGTGACAAGTGATGTTGCTAAAATTCTTGGGATACCTCCGAATCTGATTCATGGCGAAATGGCAGACTTAAGTAATAGCATGAAAGCTTTTGAAGTGTATTGTAAACGTCATTTTATCCGAAAAATTCAAGACGAGATCAACGCTAAATTATTCACTCCCGCCGAATTTTTACAAGGGCATCATATCCGTATTGTGTCGCAAGGGTCACCACTCGAAAGCGCAGAAGCCGCGGACAAATTAATCGCCTCGGGTGCCTTTACGCAAAACGAGGTTCGAGAGATGTACGGCTACGAACGTGGTAACGATCCGCAACTTGACCGCTATATTTTAACAAAGAATTATCAAACAAAAGAAGAACTGGAAGTTAATGAATCGGGGGGAGGTGATGGACATGAAAAAATTGACAATTAAAAGGCGCGATCGTGTCGAATAGTGAAAAATGGATTTATGAACTATTAGAGCAAGAACACACAGCGCCAAGCGATATCCTTGAGCACTTGAACGGTGTTGAACCGTTAGAAATTGATGTGAACTCATACGGTGGACGTGTGGACGCAGGGAACGAAATTTATACGGCGTTGCGGGCTTATGCGGGTCATGTGACGGTCAATGTGATTATGGCAGGAAGTGCCGCAAGTATTATCGCCATGAGCGCGGATACGGTGCGCATGTCTCCAGTAGGTCAAATTATGATTCATAATGTTTCAATGGGAGCCGCAGGCGATTATAAGGACATGGAAAAAGCGGGCGAAATTTTGCAAAAGGCAAACGAATCTTTGGCAAACGCTTATATACAAAAAACGAATTTGCCAAAATCCAAAATTTTGGAGCTCATGAATGCAGAAACATGGTTAACTGCTGATGAAGCGATAGAAAAGGGGTTTGCTGACTCGATGATGTTTGAAGATGACCGCGTGCCGCTTAATTTAATCGCGAATGGGGGACATTTGTTAGCGCCCACAATCGTTCAAAAAATGCAAAGTTTAAAAAACGAAGCCAAGCAGAAACAACTTGAAGAAACAAAAGATACATCTAAAAAAAGAACCCAAGAACGCGAAAAATAGCGGTTTTGAACGGTTCTTTTTTTAATATTTCAAAATGGAGGAATGGAAATATGACAATGAAATTAAAGAGTGAAAATATGGAGAAATTCAACGAAGCGAAGCAGAATTTTATTGCAAGTATGAAGAATAATGAAGATCAAGAAGCACAGGGTGCGGCATATTCTGAAATGATTGACCAATTAGCGGAAGGCGTAAAAATGTCTGCTATGGAAGCGGCACGAGCAGAGGCGGAACAATACGCGGCGCAAACAAACGCAGACGGGCAGTTATCTGCAAAGCAACGAAAATTTTTCAATGACTTAAACAAAGAAGTAGGTTATAAAGAAGAAACGTTACTCCCTCAAGATACAATCGACGAAATTTTCAACGACTTGACTACCCTTCACCCACTTTTGTCTAAAATTGGCATGAAAAACGCGGGATTACGTCTTAAATTCTTGAAATCGGAAACAAGCGGCGTTGCGGTTTGGGGTAAAATATTCGGTGAAATTAAAGGGCAACTTGATGCAACATTCAACGAAGAAGAGACGATTAGTAACAAATTGACCGCTTTTGTTGTTGTACCGAAAGATTTAAAAGAATTTGGAGTGGCTTGGGTAGAGCGCTTTGTACGTTTGCAAATTGAAGAAGCGTTTTCCGTTGCACTTGAGGTTGCTTTTTTGACTGGTGACGGGCAAGACAAGCCAGTCGGACTGGATCGAGATATTAATAACGGAACGACTGCAAGTGGTGTGACGACCTATCCAAGAAAAAGTGCTTCTGGTACGTTAACTTTTGCCGACTCTGAAACAACGATTAAAGAGCTAACAGACGTTTTCAAATATCACTCGATGACCGAAGAGAAGAAAGACGCAGAAGGAAATGTGATTAAGAAAGCGAAGCCGCTAGCTGTAGCGGGTAAAGTGGTTCTTGTTGTGAATCCGGTTGACGCTTGGGACGTGAAAACAAAGTATACTTTCTTAAATGCGAATGGGGTTTATATTACGGCTCTACCTTATAATTTGGATATTGTCGAATCCGAAGCACAAACCCAAGGCGAAGTGACGACGTTTGTTTTGGGTCGTTATGATGCGTTTTTAGGTGGCGGCATTAATGTTCAGAAGTTTGATCAAACCTTGGCACTTGAGGACTTGGAACTATATGTGGCGAAACAATTTGCTTATGGTATGGCAAAGGACATCAAAGCCAGTGCAGTATGGACGCTTTCCATTCCAAGCGCCGCGCCGACAGCTTAAGGAGGGGTTTAAATGTGTAAATATACGGTAAAAATGAGATTTCGAGATAAAGAAACACAAGTCATTTACGAGGTTGGTACTGTCCTAGAGTTGACTGCTGAGAGAATGAAAGAAATCACGGACAAACTTGGGGAAGAGGCGTTGGAAGTTTTTCCAGAAACGGAAACAACAGAGAAGAAAGAAACAACAAAAGCCAAAAAAGCGGACAAGAAAAGCGAGTGAATAACTATGCTAAATATCTCGGAAGTGATTACAAATGAGCTTTTGCAGGAGTTTAAAGAGCGGAATAGAATTTCTCACACGGTAGAAGATGAAGCCATCAGAAAAGAGTTATTTTTGTCCTTCGAAGCACTTAAAAGCCGCTTCGGGGATTTTGATTTAATGACGTTTGCGCGAGGGCGTGAATTGGTTTTTGAGCGGACGCGATATGTTCGACATGAAGCCCTTGAATATTTTGAGGCGAATTTTCAAAGTCTATTATTAGAAGTGAGCCTTGAAAACTATACGCTTGATGAAGGGGAAGACGAAAATGCAACCATTTAGATACAAACCGCCGACCGTGAGCGCCTCGAATCTGAAAACCCCTGTTTCATTTTATGAATATGTGTCGGACACAAGCCCCGAACCTGTTGAAACCAGAAAGAGGTTTCTTTTTTTTTGGCTTTGCAGAAGTTTATAACCCATCTTCTAAAGATATAGAGATTTTGAACAATAAAGGGATCGACGTTACAAAATCGCTAACCGTGCGCATACGCGACACGGGCGGCGAATATTTGCCAAGTAACAAACATTATTTTGAAGTGGACGATGTTTACTTTTCCGGGGAAGTCTACCAAATTCAGAGCATTTCACTTGATAGCGAAATGCATAACTATATGAAAGTAATTGGTACGTTAACCGTATGAGCGTGAAAATCAAGGGCATGGACGTCATACAAAGAGAACTGGAAAAAAAAATTAGGCATTTCAAAAATGAATAAAATCACAACAGCCGCCATTAAAAAAAGGCGGGGAGCATATGCAGAAGGAAATGCAAACCGCTTTTAACGATTGGGCAGATACAGGCGCGTCACGTGATGAAATTGTGATTAACAAACCCCGAACAATTGAAGGGGTTAAGCGGATAAAATTAGGTTGGCAAGGTTCTAAAGGGAGGTGGCGGCTTATTCACTTAAACGAATTTGGCTATACGAAGATGGGGCGAAAAATCACACCCGCGGGGATCGGAACTTTGAGGCGCATCGTGAAAGAAAAAGAACAAGCCTACCAAAAAATCGTGGCGGAGGAGTTGAAGCGGCACTTATGAAACAAGTTGACATACTCGACGAGATTTATAAACTTTTCATTCAAAACGAAATCATAAATACGAATTGTGCGGGGCGTATTAAGTACTACTCAATCCCGGAAACGCTCGACACGAAAAAGCCTTATATCCTCATTACACCGCTTGAACCTCCTCGTGAGGTTTTTTTTAGTAGTAATGTGCCTTTTGCGCAGTCGGCGGCGGTTCAGGTCGATGTTCTCGGCTCCGATCGTAAACTTATCAAGCAAATTCAAACGCAAGTAAAGGAATGTTTACAAGAAATTAATTTGAAACAAGAAACGGGCGGTCTGGATACTTTTTTAGAAGAAAGTAGACGTTTTGTTGATGCAAGACGTTATTCAGGACTTCCCTTTTTATTATTTTAGGAGGAGATTGAAAAATGGCGATTACAGTAGGACTAAAACGCGCAACGATTAAAACACTGGACGAAAATGGAAAAGTGACGACTAAGTCCTTTACGATTGAAGGGAAACAAAATGAAGGGGGTATGGTAGAAGCTTCTATCAGTGGTATTTCCGCAGAAGCTTCCAAAGTATTTGCTTCTGATGTTCCTTATTTTGTGTCTCAAAAAGGCGTGGGAGACCTTCAATGCGAATTTAGTATCTTAGATTTCCCTTTTGGCGCACAAGCCGAGCTTTTGGGGTGGACAACAGACACGACTTCGGGTGTGATGCAGATTGGCGATAAGACACAACCCCCATACGCCGCGACACTCTTAGAAAGTTCTAATGCAGCGGGCGTGCCCGTAGCCATTGGCTTATATAAGGGGCGTTTCAGTCAAGAAGAAATGAAACTGGCGACACTGACAGAAGACGCGTTTGAGCCTGAGGCGGAAACGATTAAAATGAACTGTATTGCAAATGACGAGGGGAACAGTATCGGGATTGCGGTAGGCGCTGAACAGGTGGCGGCACTGAAAGCCATCACTTTCCCAGAAATTGAAGTTGCGTAATGAAAAGATGTGAAAAGCCCTCAAAATGGGGGCTTTTTCTATGAAAAGAAAGGGCGTTAAGAAATGATTAAATTAGAATTGTTTGACCCAAAAACGAAAAAAGAAAAATACGTACACACAGACCTATGTGTCAGCTCGACATGTTCGGAATGGATTAGAGCTACAGGCAGAAATGACCAAAGAAAATAGTAGCGATTTAGAATCATTAGATCAAGCTTTAGCTTTTATTGTTGCCCTCTTTGATGATAAAAAAGTGACAGCCGACCGTATTCTTGATGGATTAGCTTATGACGAACTCTGGGAGACTATCGGAAACATTTTACGGGCTGTTATCCGCGGAGAGAGTGCGGACGGTGACACTTCGGGAAAGTAATTGAGAACGCCGAAGCATTGCAAAATTTGAACGAATTATATAAGGAATTAATGACGAACGGTTGGACGTATCAAGATATAGATAACGCGGACTTTTTCCATCTTATGACACTATTTGACACGAAGAAAAAGACGCAAAAAAACAAGGTGGTTCCGCTTGGTGATTTAGTGGCGCAATTACAGGGAGGAGGTTAAACATGGGGAATATTGGCACACCTCTTGGAAAAATGATTGTCGAGATGGACTTAAACAGCTCCAACTTTAATAAGAGTTTAACAGGTTTAAAAAGAAGCTTAAAAAGCAAGTGAATCGCAAATGAAGGCGCAAATGTCTATTTTTGACACAACGGGCGACCGATTGGGAAAACTTGGCGCGAAGTACGATGGGCTAAACCGTTCTATCAAACTCAATCAAGAATATATTAACGACTTAACCGCCGCTTATAAAAAAGAAGTTGCCGCGAACTCAGAAATGAGCGCAAAAGCCCAGAACTTGGCAAAAGATATCAATAACGCGGTAAGCAAACAAGCACTTCTTGAAAAACAACTCAAAGCGACATCGGCACAGATGAAAATAGAAAAATTGAACATTCAAGAGCTAAACAATCAAATGCAAGCGAACACGCGACTAAGTGACGCAACCGCGAGAAAATACACCTTGACGGGTAATAAGTTGGGCGCGATGCGTGCGCAATACAGCGGGCTAGAATCGAAAATCGCAAGCTTGAATAAAATCCGAGACGCAGAAAAGCAAAAACTTGCAATCATTGAAAGTGCGAACGGCAAAGCGTCAAGCGCTTATGTGAATCAAAAAGCGCGCATTACTGAACTTGATAATGAAATACTTGTGAGCACGCAAAAAATGAATACTTATGCCAAGCAAATAGGCGGACTGTCCCCACGTTTTGACAACTTCCGAAATTCGATAGATGCCACCGCTCAAAAATTTCGAGTGATTGGAGATAAGGCAGTCGAGACGGGACGAAATGTGACTACTCATTTTTCTGCCCCGCTCGCTCTTGGAATTGGAATAGCCACCAAAAACGCGGCAGATTTTGAACAACAAATGAGTAATACTCTTTCCGTGATGGCTCCAGATGAAGTGAACAAGTATCGAGAAGCGCTAAAAAAGTTAGCTATACAACAAGGAGCAGATACCAAGTACTCCGCGCTTGAAGCCGCTAAGGCACAAGAAGAGTTACTGAAAGCGGGGGTTTCTGTAAAAGATGTAATTCATGGCGGACTAAGTGGCGCGCTCTCTCTTGCGACGGCGGGTGAAATTGACTTAGCGAGTGCGGCAGAAGTCGCCGCGACAGTCTTAAACGCGTTTCGAGATGATAATTTGAGTGTTGCCGATGCCGCGGACATTCTTGCGGGGGCGGCGAATGCCAGTGCGACGGGTGTTTCAGAGCTAAAAGAATCGCTTGCGCAGGTTTCCGCGATTGCGAGCGGCGTGGGGATGAGTTTCAAAGATACATCGACCGCGCTTGCTGTTTTTGCTCAAAATGGTTTGAAAGGATCCGACGCGGGGACGTCATTAAAAACAATGTTGGCACGACTAACACCAATGACAGACAATGCGTACAGTAAAATGGATAGTCTAGGACTTATTGCAATGAACGCGGGTAAAGGATTTGACTTCTTGACTAAAAATGGTATGAAGCCCGCTTCAAAAAGTACAAAAGATATTTATATAGGTTTTTCCAAATTAGCAGAAAAAATAACAGGCGCTAAAATGACAACGGCGAAAACGCAAAAAGCTTTTAAACAATTAACTGTTACATCTGGGGCACTTCATTCTGCATTTTATGATAACAACGGAGAACTTCGAAGCCTCGAAGAAATCGCGGGCACATTGAAAAAAAGTATGAGTGGATTAAATAGGGAACAACGACAACAAGCTATGTACACGATTTTCGGAAGTGATGCACAACGGGGCGCAAATATTCTTTTTAGAGAAGGCGCGACAGGCGTTAAAAATATGAAGAAGGAAATGGGAAAAGTGACGGCGGAGCAAGTCGCCAAGCAAAAAAATGGACAACCTAAAAGGATCAATTGAAGAGCTTAGCGGAGCCGCTGAAACATTAGCAATATCGGCGGGAGAAACACTTATACCTGTGTTTCGAGATGTTGTGAAAGAGGCACAAAAATGGCTTGATAAGTTTAACGATTTGGACGAAGGTACCAAGAAGTTTATTACTAAAATTGTTCTAATCGGAGCAGTTGCGGGTCCGGCAATTATGGCGTTTGGGGGCGTAGCTAGAGGTATTTCTTCGATTTATTCCGTAATTGGTGCAACTACGAACGGAATTAGTCGGTTAATCGGTTTTTTAGATGAAACAACCCGAGTAGGAAGAAATTACGAGGCAGGAATGACTGTAGTGAGTGCGGCAACCTCTGGGGCAGGTCAAAAAGCAAATCTTACAGGGCGACTATTTGGTGGGCTGACGAAGAGTGCGAAGGGGGTTTCTGGTGGTGTTGGTTTAGCGACTCGAGGTGTGTCCCTTTTTGGTTTGACATTGAATCCTATAGGATTAAGTATAGCAGGTGTTGGATTAGCGCTTGCGGGGAGTTATGCCGCTTGGAAAATTTGGGGGGAAAAGGCATACGAATCGGCTGAACGCACCCGAAAATGGGGAACAGATGTAGGTGCGGAAGCGGATAAATCTTTAACCAAATTCCAAAACTTTCAAACAAAGGCAAGCGGCGCACTTGGTGCCCTTGCGATTGATGCAGAAGGGAATGCCGGAAAGTTAACGGATTCTTTTAATGGTATGTCCAAAACTATAACCGAGAATGTTAATAAGAGCATAAAAGAAATTAAACGGAACTGGGAGAGTTTGCCAAAAGAAGCGAGACAAGCCACAAAAGAAAGAAACGGAGAACATTGTAAAAGCTTATGAAACGCAGAAAACTGATGTCAATAGTATTGTGAAATCAACCAATGACATGATTTACAAAGCAATGAAAGAGCGTGGAACTTTAACTACAGATGAGCAAAAGCGAGTAAACAATGCTTCTAATGCTTTAATGGCGGCGGAAATTCAATCACTTGATATTAGCAATAAGAAAAAAATTATACTCCTGAAAAATTTGAATAGTGACATGTCGAAAATGTCTAAAATGCAGGCGTTGGAAGCGGCGGACAATATAAGCCAAGCAATGAAGAAAAGTACAGCGTCATTTAATAAACAGAAAGAAGCCTTGCAGGAAAACATAGAGATGGGTAAATTATTAGGTTTAGACACATCAGACTATGAGGTACAACTTGAGACACTTAAAACAAAAAACAAAGAAACAACGCTTGACATGGCGACAAAATGGTATCAATTTCAAAAAAGCGCAGGGACGGATACTAAATTTCTGAAAGAAGCCCTTAAGCAAATGGGAGTAAGCTATGATGATGTAAAAAAACGAGCTAATAAAGTGGCGCATGACATTGATTCAAGCAATATACTAATTGCCAAAAGCTCTGAAAACGCAACGATAAGTGCTTCCAGTGCTAACGAAAAATGGAATACAATGATCTGGGACGAGAAAACGGGAACTGTTAGTACAGACGTGAAGGAAAAAATTCAAGAAGCAAGTAAATCTAATGAGGGATGGAATAATCTCAAGTTTATTTTACATCATGCAGATCTCACCTCCGATGCTACTGACATGGTTAGACAAGCGTTAATAGAGAATGGAAAGTGGAATGATTTAAATTTTCAAGATAAGCAGATGTTGACAACCTATCCAAGTGCGGCGCTCACCATGTCCGCAATTAATGATATAGGCGAATGGGATAAATTAGATCCGAAACAACAAAATCTTATCGCACAAGCTAAGACTAGCGATGAGTTGCGAAAAGCTCTAAATGATTTGGGGTTGTGGGATAAATTGCCAATACGGACTAAGCAACTTCTTTTAAGAAATGATGAAATTATAAATAAATTAAGGGCTTCCGAATCTTTAATCGTGGAGTACAACGGTAGAAAAGCAAACTTAAAAGAATTATTAGCCGATAACAGCGATTTATCTAAAAAGCTAAAAAATGGTGGGGATAAAATTGTCACTTATAACGGGCAAAAAATTAGTTTAAAAGATTTATTTGCTAATAATCGAGACTTACTTAATAAGTTGGCAAAAGGGAAAGCAACGATCCATGATTACAATGAAATTAAAGCACACAGAAAAGATTTAAATGTTTATTCCAACGCGGAGACTGTAAAACAAGCTATTGACGGCGCTATTGCATCTTGGGAAGATATGCTAAATCAGAGAAATAAAAAAGTGATTGAGATTGCCTACAAGACAAGTGGAAGAGCTCCCACAGGTATTCAAGAAGTTGGTTATGCTAAAGGAACCGACTTCCACAAAGGAGGAGCAGCACTTGTCAATGATGCGGCAGGATTCAACTATCGCGAACTTATTACGACCCCAAAAGGGCAGGCATTTATTCCACAAGGACGAAATGTATTACTAGATTTACCAAGAGGTTCCGCAGTTCTTCGAGGGGATAAAACAGCTAAGTTGCTAAAAGCTATACCAAAATTTGCAAATGGAACGCGTAAAGCTGTAAGCCCTATTTTTGCAAACTCAACACTTATGAGTGTATTTGCTAGTGTACTGAAAAAACGCGGACAGTCTTCCAGTTCGAAAACGGGACAAAAGAATGACGCGGAATTAATTGAACAATTGAAAGAGTCGAATCGTCAGCAAAATAAGATGATTGAACTTTTAGAAGCTTTGTTGGTGAAGGATATTTCAATAGATGCTCAGGCACTAACCAAAAAAAGTAAGTCAATACCAAGCGAGAGAATACACATTAAGAATGAATTAAAGAGGTGAATAGATGCCGAAAAATGAAGGATGGTTTCGTATTATAAAAGATACGGAAATCATCGAGTTGACCAGTCAATACCCGATTACAGCCCGCGAGTTTCGTACAACATCTCCTACCGCTTCCATTCCTCGGATTCAAATGACAGGGAGCGACGGGGCAATCACATACACACCGAGTTATGAGCCTTTCATCTTAGAAATTAGTTGCACACTAGAGGCTACGGACAATTATGACTATCACTTAATCCTTGCAGAGCTAAAAAGTATACTTTGCGGGCAAGATATTTATTATATTCAGCATGAGAAACTACCTGCAAGAAGATACGAAGTTGATGAATGCAAAATCGAAGAACCCGAGCGTTTTCGTAAGGATGCCGCAAACTTTACTTTGAGTTTTACGGTTTTTAAAGGTGTTTCTGAATCGCTTTACACCTCAACGACACCGCTAACTTACGATGCCGAAGCGTGGGGCGTTGGTTTAAATTTGCCGCAGGGTGAAGAAGTTGCCTATATCTTTTCAGAACTTGTAATTTTTGATGTTTATAACCCTTCGGACGTCCGTATAAATCCTCGAGTACATCCGTTTTCCATTGCATTAACATGTGAAAGTGTAACAGGCGCAAATGTAAGAATTTACAATCGAACAAACGGGACACTTTTCGAAATGAAAAAACCGCTTACTAAGTCCGATGTATTACACCTTAACGGAGTCTACCCCTACTTAAATGATGTTCGTTGCGGCATTGATACAAATCACGGACTTATCACACTCGAGCGTGGTTGGAATCGGGTGCAGGTGATTAATGCAACAAACATCACTATTGCTTTTGATTTTCCTTTCTATTATCGAGGTTGAGGAGGGTGAAAACATGCTAGATGTGGACATTTTATATAGAAATTATTCGGGAACAATCGAGGAGCTTTTGATTGATTTTGATCCGGATTCGTTTCGATATGAGTATGAAGAAAATGAAAAGCGAAATATACAGTTAACTGTTTTCCTAACTAATCGAAATAGTGGAATTTACAAAGGCTTATCAGAAGAAGCCTTTTTAATTTGGCGCGGGCAGATTTTTACCATTAAAGAATGTAACCCACAACAAGAAGGTACTATACAATTCAAGGAAATCATCGCGCAACACATTTCTTTTAGTTGTGCCGATCATGTCCAATATAACTTAGTGGAACAAGAAAGAGTTTATGACATCTGGCAATATTTGTCACATGGACACGAAGGGGACGAATTAGGGTTCACCATTGAAGCACGCGGAGAGTTCCCAACCATCCCCATGTCGAGTGTTGGTAGACAGTCACTTCTTGAATATGTACAAACCGCCGCCGAAAAATTCGGGGGTGTTTTTTACGCAAACAACAAGCACTTAGTCATTTATAGCCCCGCCGAGTGGTACAAATATAATGGCATAGATTTGCGCTATCAGTTCAACACGGATACTGTGAAACTGTCTTCGAACACGTATAATCTGAAAACGTATGTAAAAGGATTCGGTAAGACGAAAGAAGACGGGACAACAGTTGAGGCGATATACATTTCACCCAACGTTAACAAATACGGAAGGCGAAAAGCTGACCCCATTACTGATGAGCGATTCTTATATAGTGAGAGTCTTCAATCGTATTTAGCTACTAAAATTTTAGATGTGCCAGAAACCTCTATCGAGATTGTATATAAAGGGAATGAACCCATCGGAGAAAATGAACAACTTTACCTTGTTCATGAGACGTTAGGTTATGAAAGTATGTTAAACCTGAAACGGATGACCCTCTTTCACCCATATACCAATAAAGCATCTGAAATCGGATTCAGTAATAGGATCACCGACATGATAGACATTCAACGGCAAGTTCATCGGCGATATAACAATATGAATAAGCGACTAGAGAGTACACGCTACGAAATGGAGCAAGTGACGGGGATTGCTAACACGGCACTTAGTGGCGATATTGTGGGAGAAGTGACATGACCAAAATTTTATTTTTAAAGAACAAAGACAGTGAACAATTTTACGCCAAAACGCACAAACAAGCCATCGACGGGTTAAACGAAGCCACAACCACAGAAAATGGCTTAATGAGCGCGGAGGACAAGAAAAAAAATGGAACAAATTAAGAGCGACTCTATCCGCTTATTTTCAGCGTCTGGGGTTGCTTTTTCTCTTTCAATTGATGAAATGGGAAACTTACTTGTTCAAAAAGTAGAGGAGTGAAGCAATGGCGGAACAATTAAACAGGCAAGATAATGCCATACAAGGTTCCGAATTCCGGAATAAATTAAACGAGAATTGGGACATGATAGAACGCTATATCGGAATCGGGACACCTTCGCCCGCCGAAGTGGTGTCTACCATTTTCCCCCTCGCCCCTGAAAATTTAGAAGGGGCAGAACTGGAGAATTATTTCAATAAAGAACGGATCGAGGTAGATAAATCTATCGCAAATTTAACGGGTCAAATAGTTGAGGCAGTTGGGGCAAATGCGAGCGGGTTTATACGCATCAAGGATTTTCGTGTTTTGGGGAGTAATTACAATTACAATACAGCAGGCTGTTTCTATGATGCGAATTTTCGTTATATCACCTTTGCCCGATTTGCGGCGGGGACAGTTGCAGGGTGGTACACGGTTACTCCACCGGAAAATGCAGTTTATGTTCGTGTTGTTGTCAATAATGCACATTTAGACACTTATATGTTGCGCCCTAGTGATGAGAAACCCGTCCAATATTTTCCGCATGCAGTTTCTGTTTCATGGCTAAAACCTCAAAGCGTGTTATTTGGGAAAAAAAATAATCACTTTCGGGGACTCTATTACGTGGCAAGATGGACAAACTATAGACGGGGTAACTTTTAAAGGTTATCAAAGTTATATCCGCGAAAAAGGTGCCCTAGTTATTAATGAAGGGGTAGGAAATATGAGCTTCGCGAAAAGTAATAAGCTAGGAGCGGAAGAACTCTACTTAATATAAAAAAATAAGTTCTTGATAAATATAATTTATCCGGGGCGGATATTGTAATGATTTCTTGCGGGACAAATGATGTAGGGTTTAATGTCCAATTTGGTGAAGTTGGAACAATGACAAGTACAAATTTTGATCCTTCGACAAGTTTTGGGGCATTACGTGAAATTATGGAATATATTCGCATGAACTTCCCGACGGTAGACATCTATTTATTTACCCCACTTCAAAATAAGACCCGTGACATGATAAGGCATGAAGAAATATCAGACGGAATTATAAAAATTGCAGGGTTTTATGGCGCCCCGGTTGTTGATTTGTTCCGGATTTCAGGGATAGGGAAATATACTTTTGATAGCTATACACGTGACGGTTTACACCCGAATAACGCGGGTTATGCCCTTTATAGCCCAAGAATTGTGCGAATGTTAGAAAGTCATTAATGCAATAAACAACTTTTTATAGAAAGGAGCGTGAAACATTTTGACCCATTATAAAAAAGCGCAGGCAGATTTAAATATTAGTACAGAACGTACATTGCCGATTGATTTAAAAGCTACATTTTCGACGCAGGATATTAACAGCGCACTGTTAATTTTCACACTAAAAAAAGATGGTGAAAATTACCCTCTTTCTGATGACATGACAGCAGTTCTATATCTAATCGGAAACCAATTACATGTGAAAAAAGAAATGGAAATCAATTCACTAAATAGCGAAGTATATTATTTACTAACACCAGAGGAGATAAAGCACGCGGGGAAAGTTGACGGAGAGTTATATATTTATTTAAACAATGAAGAAAGTCAGTCGCTCTCGGCACACAAATTTAAATTCAATATTGAGCGGGCATTAATGGATCAGGATATAGAAGTAAGTGAAAATGTTTATATTGAGGATTTTGAGAGCGTAAAAAAGGAATATGAATTATTATTTGCAAATTTAAAGACTGAATTAGAGGCAAAAATAAGTGACCTTCATACAAGTAGTGAACAATTGCAAGCAGATGCTCAAGTCCTCAAACAACAATTTGACGCATTAAACCCTGAACAATTTGCGAGAAAAGACGGCGGGGTGTTTACGAAATCGTTAACACTAAATAACTATGATGTATATACAAAAGAAAAACCTGTACAAGAATATGTATTAACAGATTCAGGAGGTAAATTATTATTAAAGTCAAGTATTGATTTTAACAATCTTGATGCCTATTTAACCACTTCGTATTCTGGATACGTAACAACATCTACTAACGTGCCTTTTGGTCTGAATGGAAATGGCTATTTTGAATTGAAAATGAGATCAAGTGGATATGGTGTAGCAACCTATCAACCCCATAACTCAAATATTATTTTAATGAATCGAAGAGAAGGGGACACAAAGGGTTGGCAAGGTTGGGAAAAAACGCCGATAGACACGGCACAAGTTCAACCAATCGTGGACAAGGCGCTCGATGATGCAAAAGCATATACAGATAGTCGGCTAGTTCCTTCAACTATTTGGAGTGGTGCACTTACAATGCAAGCGGCGGACACGATAACGCTTAGTTTACCTCTATCAAAATGTACTGCATGGGTAATTTATTGGTCGGGATCGGTGAATGGAACTGCAGTAAATGAAAATTGGACAACCCAGACGGTTACACGTGAGACCTTTGGCGGGCATAATCATACGACTATGGTCGAAGGGGAAAATGTTCAGAAAATAATTACAATAAGTGACACAACAATAACAGGCGCAGACGCAAATAATTCAGGGGCGAATGGGCTTGTTTTTTTGCGGAAAGTGGTAGCTTTGCGTTAAGTCATTAAGTGTACTGATTCGATTTGAAAGGAATGAAAAAATGATAAATTTTATAGAGAAATTAAATCAAAGAAAAATGCTGAATCCGCTAATTATTGCGGTTCAGTTTTTTTTTATTCTCACTTGTTGTACTTTGGCAAGATTTTTTTGTAGGCATGGACTTTTTTTTCATGCCAGTATTTTATGAGACAGTCATACCTATTTTAATTGTTTTTTAGTGCTGTTCTGTTTACGTTCGCGACTCTAAAAAGATGGTACAAGTTGAAGCGCGCTTGTTTGATACTCTTACAAGTAACGTTTACCCCATATGTAATTACTTTCCTTCTATGGTTTCTAACGGGGCACCTTTCAACAACTTGGATCCTTGCACTAGTTTTCTATCTATTTGTATTAATCGAAGCATTGACAGGTGTTTATGATGATTGATGAGCAACTTTTTAACCAGGTGTTACTTGGCGGGGGGAGCTTGTTAACGGCATATCTGACGCATAAAGCCGCGACAAGCAAAATAAGGAGTAGTGAGAGCATAGCGTTTTCACAAGAGCGAACCAAGTTGTTAGACCGATACGAGGGACAAATACAAACGATGAAAAATATAATCGAAACTATACAGGAACAAAATAACGAACTCAAGCAAGACATTTACAAACTTGAACGAGAAAAAAAAAGCGCTTGAACTGGAAAACAAGCAACTCTTACATTTTCAACAAATCCAAAAAATGAAAGGAAATGAAAGCGAATGAATTCAATTAATCAAGCTACACCCGCAACGATTGCACGAACTCTCTTTTTACTGTTTGCGCTCGTGAATCAGATACTTTCTATTTTTCACCTGAGCCCGTTAAACATTGCAGTTGATGAAACGGAGTTAGCTACTTCTTTTTCTGTGCTGTTCACGATTGCGGCGAGTGTTACCGCATGGTGGAAAAATAACAGCTTTACAACTACCGCGAGAAAAGCGGACGAAGTTTTGAGGCAGGAAAAGGAAAAAGCAACAGAAATCACTGAGCAGGATACAGAAGAAAACTAACAAAATCAAAAAGGGGAGAAATAAATATGAGCTATTATAAAGAACGAAACTGGGGAAACATTGCGAAGCTTGCGGACAATACAAAGAAAGCCGCTACCACACTTTTAAACTGGGCGGAAAGTGAAGGGATTGAGGTTCTTATCTATGAAACGATACGGACGAAGGAACAGCAAGCGGAGAATGTGAAAAAAGGCGCTTCGCAGACGATAAAGAGTTATCACTTGACGGGTCAAGCTTTGGACTTTGTTCCCGCAAAAGGTTCCACGGTACAATGGGACGGGTACGGCAGAGCAGAAATAAAAAATTTCGTCGCGAAAGCTAAATCGTTAGGTTTTGAATGGGGAGGAGATTGGAAGAGCTTTATAGATAAGCCGCACTTACAGTTTAACTATAAGGGGTATGGATCGGATACGTTTAACGGAAAAGGAACAAGCACGAACGCAGGAACAACAAGCATGCCTAAACCCGTAACAAACAGCGGAGCGCTTGGACTTGTGGACTACTTGAAGTCTAAAAAAAATCGATTCAAGCTTTGCTAATCGGAAAAAATTGGCAATCAAACATGGTATTTCAAATTACAGCGGAACAGCCGCGCAAAATACGACGCTTCTGGCGAAATTAATAGGGACAGCGACACAGACGAGCACACCCGCTCCCGCTAAACCGTCCACCACAACACCGAAAAAGAAGGCAGACCGACAGTTCAATGAGAAGGGTATTTATACAGCAAGTACAACCGTCGCGATCAAATACGAGCCGAAAGTGAAAGGGGCGCAAGTGGCGAAACTAACAAAAGGGGAAAAGGTACATTATAACCGTGTCGCTTTTTCTGATGGATATGTCTGGGTGCAGTATTTGCGTTCGAATGGGAGAAAAGCTTGGGCGTGCGCAGGGAAAGCAAGTACGGACAACAGCAAAAACGCGGAACCTTTTGGAAACTTTAAATAGACCAGAAATTTATTTAGCAGATATGAGTAGAAGTAGTTAAGACAGGCTAAAATTTTCGCAAACAAAAACCATTTAAAAACAAATTAAATGGTTTTTTTGTTTTTGTTTTTCACCTTGTCGATCTCCTTTTTTCATAGTGTCTCTATCTACTTTTTTTACATTGGTGTTTTATTTTTTTTGATGTCAAAAACAAATATACCGATTACAAATATTGCAAATAATAAAATATTTACTCCTGCGGATACGTTCAGTGCATAATTAAGAATAAGTACTATTAATAGAAAGAAAGCCGTATAAAATATTCTTTTTTTGGTAAACATTTAATCACTTCCTAAATTAACTATAGCATATAAGTAAACAAGATAACGAAAAACACCCTGAAATGTCTGTTTTTAGTTTTAAAATTAATAAAAAACTAAAAAGTGGATGGATTTACTAAAAATTGTTAGGAAATTTGTGTTCAAGCTTTGGCTATAAAGATATTTACATAAAAAAAGAAAGAGCTAAGAACTCTTTTCAGCTAAAACTCTTTCTTTCTTTTTTAATATGTACATAAAGATTTTCAGCAATATATAAGATACTATGAAACACATTGCAAAATTAAAGAGCACTATATATGTCGCTTCTATATGAAATGTCAAATTACCCCAATTATAGAAAATTTTATAGGTGAGTAAAATTAAAATTAATGATATCAATATATACATAATTAACCAAAAATCTACAGTATCTATCTTTCTTTTTCAACTAAATCACCTGAATATTAAGAAATAACTAAATATTTAGTCCATGACTTAAGCCATGTTTTAAATGCAGTCTTTCTTCTTTTATCTTCATATTTTACACTTTTCTTAGCATGATTTTTATATTTTGTACTACCTTTTAAAGTTTTTCTGAACTTTTTTTAGGAACTTTAGACAAATTTTTGCCGTCATGCTTAGTTCCATCCATATTTATTGCACCTTTTTGTGACTTACCTTTATACACATGGACATGATACTTTCCTTTTGAGGTATGTGGTGGATCGAATCTCGCGCTCCAGTCATCACCTAACCCCAAATAACTTCCTGATGCGTTTGCATCTAACGGTGCAATGATACTTAAAGCAAATATTACTGATAAAACTAACAAAAAAATTTTCTTCATCATTGACTCTCCTCTCATGTTTGTAATAATTTATTAAAATCTACATTTGTAGAGTTTAAACTACACCCAAAATGCTTATTAAGATAGTCTATAATTCCATGCATGCCGTTAGGTAAATAATAATCTAATTCCTCAGAAACATGAGCAACAGAAATATAGTAATCACAGCTTGGTTTAAATGATAATAAACAATCAACATGGTGAGCTACCTTGTCTAAATACTTATCATTAAAATCAGAAGCCAAATACAAACATTTAACTGAAATAAAATTTTCTCTGCTTTCGAAATCGTCATCTAAAATACGACCCTCAAAATCTTCTATCTTACTTGGTCTATTGTAGTCATGTAACAATAGATAACATATGTCTTCGTCCTCATTAACAACTTGATAAAATTCAAATGAATCAGATAAATACAGTCTAATAAAATCCAATAAAAAAACCTCCATAAAATATTTTATTAATCAAGTATACTTGTTTTTATAAAATAATCAAAAAGCAGTATAAAATTTCGAAATTTATATATCTAGGCTAGCTATATTAAATTTTTAAAAGAATAAGGTCATGCATCTAAGATAAATATTTATACCTCATAATGTTCGCCTAATTCTTTGTATATTCCTAATAAATACTTTATTTAATGATATATGATAAATATTGCCAAAATTACAAGTAAAATTGGGTAAAAGTCCCTAAAATTTGTTAAAAACATCATAATTTATCCACATCTATTTTATTTATAGAATGCTATAATAACAGTAATCTAAATCCTAATGGGCAACTTGTTTTCTAAAATTTAGAATCCCATTTTCTTTACCCTAGCGAAAACGCTAGGGTTTTTTATGGTTTGCTTTTATGATTTGTCAAGAAGTAATTTTATTAATCTAGTACATTTTAGTAAATAAATATACATGAAATCGGCACACCTTAAGCGGGGAAGTTATGCTATGCTCGATTTGTACCGTTCTGAACTAAAGTTATTAATATGACATAAAAATGATGGGGTGTAGAGATGGGAAGTTTTAGTATTGTTGGCTTCATTTTATTAATTGTGATCGTTGCATTATTGATATTTTTAATTTTAAAATTAATAAAAAAACTAAAAAAAGTAGATGGATTTACCAAAATGGTT